GAAGCAACTTTTAATTCATCAATAGACTTCATAGCAGCCTTCATTTGCTTTGAAGTCAATTTACCCTTTGTCATTTTCAACAGAAGGTTTGCTTTTGCCAATGCTTTAGTGGCTTCAAGTTCACGCAACTTGGCATCACTTAAATTATCAATAGCATCAACTTCATCTTTTTGTGCTTTCTGCAAATCAATCAGGGCATCTTTATAGGTTTCTGATTCTGTGCTTGCGCCATTAACTATTTCATTCAATGTCTTTTGTGCAGCAGCAACATTGTTTGTGCTGGTGGTTACAGCATCAATGGCATCTTTAACACTTAACTTGGCTTCAGCCAAATCAATCTGTGCCTGTCTGATCTTGGTTGGATCACCAGTGGCTTGTGCTTCTGTCAGTGCATCTTGCGCATCTTTCACAGCAAAGTTGGCTGTTTCCAGTGCATACCCTGCACGCTCTGCGTCACGCTCTGCCTGTGTCAATTCTTTTCTGGCTTCAGATGCTTGCGTGGAACCAGCACCATAACCAGCAGCAATCTGATTCAGTCTTGTTTGTGCAGTAAGAACATTCTGTGTGGCTGTAGCCAAATCAGTTTGCGCATCTTTTGCAGCCTTCACAGCAGCAGTAAAAGATTTGTTGCTATTGGCTGCACCAAACAAAGCACTATTAAACTTTTCAAACTTCTGCGCTGCTGTCTCAACAACTTTGGCAACGGTATCTATCTTTGGTGTTAGATCTGTTGTTTCCTTACCAGTGGTGCCAGTTAGTTTATTTGCAAGTTCTTGAATAGCATTTAATTCAGTTTGTTTGGTTTTCATCTTTTCAATTTGTTCAACCATGTTTCTGATTTTGGCTACATACACAAGGCTGGTTTCAGATGACAAACCTAAGATATTACGAAATGCAATCAGTGTTGGTTGAATACCATTTGCAGAAGCATCAGCCTTCTTCCACGCTTCAGTGTATTTAGATACATCACCTTTGCCTGTTTGAACATACTGTGTAAGAGAATCAGTAGAAAGCCCCAAAGCATTTTGGGTATTGATGAAATCTCTTGCAGTTTTGCTGCTGTTATAAAGTTCAACAAGCAAACCAGATTGTGCTGATTTTTCAGCAAGCAGCGCACCAGTTAGATCTTTGGTGGTTTTGGCTGCTTCAGCCTTCCTGCCAGAGTACACACCATATGCAATACCAGCAGCCACCAGCACAGCAGTAATGGCACCTGCTGTTGCCATAGCAATCTTGGCTGCACCAATACCTTCAACCAATGTTTTCATGGCAGCAGTACCCAAAGTTGTCACAACATTTAGTGCCATCATTGTGCCTTTATAAATACCAGTGGCAATATTCAATGCGACAATTGCACCAGTGACACCAATAACGATTTTGCCAAAAGCACCAAGACTGCTAATGCCATTCAGTACAGAGCCAACCAAGAAATTGATGCCAGCACCAATACCTTGTTCACCAACGATTTCTTTGAACTGATCTAAAACAGGCAGCACATTATCAACAATGGCATTAGACAATCTTTCAACAGTGGGCAATAGAAGATCACCAAGATTTTCTTGCACATTGCCAATTGCAACTTTCATACGGTCAAAGCCAGTAGCAGTTGCAGCAGCAGTGCCACCAACCTGTGATTCAATTTCAGCCAGAATTAACTTCTGCGCATCAAGGGATTTGCCAGAAGCAACCAAAGTTTTGATTTGGTCTTTCTGCTGTTCAGTAAAATCAATACCAGATTTTTTCAATGCAGTAATACCCTTAACAGGATCTGATAACGCTTTACCTAATTGAATAGCAGCACGATCAGTTGAACCAAAAACATTGCCCATGTCCAGCACTGCTTGCGCTGTTCTATTAAAGATGTCATTGCCAACACCTGCTTCATTATGAACCTTCTTAAAAGTAAGAAGCAGGTTCAAAGAACTTTGTATCAGTTCATCATCTACGCCAGCCTGCAAAGATAACTTTTGCGACAACTTGCCAATCTGATCAGTTGTTAAACCAGCAGCACCACCAGTGGCTTTGATAATGGCATCAGTTTGCTTCATCACTTTTTGTGATTCATATGCTGCCTTTACTAATGAACCACCAATAACGCCAGCAAGACCAGCACCAACAGCACCCAACTTTGCAAAGTTCTTTGCTGCTGTGTTCACTGCTTTGTTGGTATTCATCAATGCAAAAGCACTGCGCTGCCCAGCCCCATTTAGATTTTTGAAATCAGCAATAGCCTTCTGAACACCACGATTATCAAAAGAACTTATGATAGGTACAACAATTGCCATTAGAAAGCCTTTCCAAATCTGCCCAACGCTGTGCGCACCTGTGAAGTAGCACGCACTGATTGTGCGTTTCTACGATCAGTTTCAGAAGCAATTTCAGCAGTGAACCTTTTACCAATGTCATCAATCACTTGCATGATTTCGTTTTCTACCATTGGGTAACTGGCTTTGGTTCTGCGCCACATTGCCCTAGAAGGATCACCAGACTTTGCAAGGTTCTTCACAAACTGACCATTCTTAACTTCATTCTTTGCCAGATCATAAACAGAGCCAGCAGCATCAGATTGTTTGACACGCAGAATGGGGTATGAATTGGTGCGCCGAACCTTACGCCCACCCACAACAACTGTTACACCCTTGCGTGCCTTCTTACCTTCATACTTTGGAAAAGATGAACCAGCACTATTGGGTGATTTTCTGCCCCTAGTAGTACGCCCATATTTAGTCCAGTTGATTACACCAGTTGAACTTGGATATGGCTTATCTGGGAAACCAGCAGCCACATACGCACGCATGGGTTCAGCCTTGTTTTTCAGGTCAGCACTAATGGCTTTATACAGTTCAGGTTCTAACTGCTTCAATGCTTGCAACACTGGCGCAACACCATGAACCATTGTTTGTGAAACTTGCAGTTGCGCCATGTCAATACTTTACTTGCGTTGGTGTTGCTTGCTACGCCACAAAAGATAATCGTGCATAGCATTTATATATGTTGGTTCTTGTTCTAGAAGCACACTAGGTGCAATACCTGTTTCAACACAGATCATTGCCAATCTTGCTATTGCGCTTCCATTTCCAAAGGGATTGATGAACCTTCATCAGCATTATCAACAACTTCAATGGTATCAATAGTGTTTAACCATTCAGGATCAAAAGCCATTGTTGTGTTCTTGTTGCGTGTTTCTGATTTCCATGCCAACCATGCAATATCAGTTAAACGCAGTTCTGTTGCAAAGTTTGAAACACTGCGATTCCATGTGCGTTCAAACGCAACGAAATCTGCAAACTGTGCTTCAACAATTTTTTCTGTACCGTCAGTTGTTTTTACGGTCATTGCCATTTTCATTTGATGCTGTCTTTCTTTTATTTATGGGCTAGTAGTTTTTACTACTGATCCACCAGTGAAACTTAATGTGGTCATGGCTAATTCACCAACAGCACCTGCCACTGGTGTGTGCGCTGCTAAGAATGTGCCACTTACTGTGTACAAAGGACAGGTGGCAGAAACTGTATTGTTTGTTGGCTTAATCGTTACTGTGGTTGTTGTACCAACCAAAGGATAAATCAACGCTTCAACACTTGTTGATGGTGATCCAGATGGAATCGTTGTAGCAAAGTCTTGCATCAACGCAATTTCAATTGACACATTTTGCAAACCACCAGCGAACTTATGTCCAGTATCACCAAACGCTGTTACTTCAATTGAATCAACCTCATAATTCAATGAAACACTATTTGCTTTTGTTTGAACTTGAATTGCATTGATAGTAATCACTGCATCTGTTAATGCAAGTACAGCCATTACGCAACAGCCTTTGCAATAGTGCCACCAGTAAAACTAAGCGTTGTCATAGCAAGTTCACCAACAGCACCAGCAACAGGTGTGTGCGCTGCTAAGAACGCACCAGTGATTGTGTAAGAAGGATTTGTTGCACCAACAGCAGATGAAGTTGGTTTGATAACAAGTGTTGTTGTTGTACCAACAAGACCATAAACAGTTGCTTCAACATTTGATGCAGCGAAATCTTGCATCAACGCAATTTCAACTGACACATTCTGCAAAGAACCAGCGAATGAATGCCCACCAGATCCAAAAGCAGTTACTTCTACTGCGTCAATTTCATAATTAACAGAAACACTATTGGCTCTATTACTTAATGAAACGCTATTAATTGTGATGCTGGCATCAGTAAGAGCAAGAACAGCCATGACTATTCACCTTCCAATTGTGTTTGTGATTTGGCTTTAACACCAACTGCTTCAAGGTGTCCACCATCAAGCAACGCTTGTAAGTTTAGACCTTCTAGTTCTGATTCAATGACTGTTGCGCCTACTTTACCAAGCGTGCAATTATCACTAACAATTTTATATGTTGTCATGTTTCTTTCTTCCTACTGTGTGAACACAGTTACTTGAAAACTGATCTGTAAGTATTCTGCATCATCTTGTTCTAGTGCGCTGATGTTTGCAGAACTATTTACAACTAAATCACTGCACGCACCACCTAATGTTTTGTCACCTTCTAATGCAAGTTTGATTGATGATGCACCATTAGGTGACAGATACGCATCAAGGTTTGTGTGTGCGACACGATCCACCCAACGACCAACTACAACATGGCAAGTAAAATCCATTGTTGATACTGAATTGCCACCACCCATAGTCCTGTTATAAGTAATGCTGTTCAATGCTGGGTATGCAAATGGTGGGTTTAATTGTTCAGGCTGGTAGTTGGTTGTGCGCAAACCAGAGACAGTAGCCAAGCGTGCCTGTAGTCCAGAAGCCACAGCAGCAACAGAAGCCATCAGGCAACCACTTCTAGTTTGTATGTATGCAAAAGATCACGCACATCAGGATCTACAGCACGCACCTGTACAGCCATATCAGCAAAGCCAACAACACCCAATGCTGCGTTCAATCTGGCAAAGCCCCTAATTGATAAAAGAATGCAAGCCTGCTTAATGTCACTAGGTACTGTGTTCCAGCCCCACTGCGCTGTGCATTGCACCAGTGGCTTATCAATAGCAACAGGGAACTGGTAGCCATTGATAGCCACAATCCTTCTGTATGGCTTGCCAGTGATCACTGCGTTCAAAGGTTCAATCTGATACTGCTGGTTCTGTGTCCATGTTGTATTGAAAGTACCATCAGCAGCACCATCAATTTTCAGTGTGATTGCAGAATCAGCAATATCATCTGTGCCAACTTGATAAAGGGTTGCAGGATATAACTTCACTGCTGTTGAACTGGTCTTATAAAACCATCTGTTGCAGTAGCCATCAATGCGCCTAGAAGCACCTTCAATAGCCTGTTCTAACAGCGTGTCATCTGTGTTATCTGTTAGGCGCAACGCTGATTTAACTTCAGCCAGTGTTGCATACCCATTGGTGATAGCCATTTTTAGTTGCTTGCACGCTTCCTAGTTGCAGGCTTTGCAGCCATTTCAACAACAGGTTCAGCAGTTGCTGTTTCAATCTCTGTCATATATTTGTGGTCATAGCCAAGTTCACGCAAAGAAGCATCAACTTGTTTTACACGATCTGCCAACTTGCGATTGACATACCCTGCACGCTCTACCAGCAATGATTCAATAAGTGTTTGATTCATGTTTTCAATCTTCCAATGTTGTGCTGGTGGGTTGTCGTGTCCAATGAAACCCACCAGCATCAACTGGTGTGGGGATTAGAAGGTAGGTGTTACCAAGCCTGTACCACCGATTTTTGCCCATGCGTTAGGGTAACGGTTTGCTGTGTAAGCAGCGTATCCATATACAACACACAGAACATCAAGTTCAGCAGCCTTTGGCTGATCAAAGCGTAGGTACATTGGTGCGCCATTGCCATCTTCCCAAAGGTGAAGTTCATTCAGTGAACCAATGAAAATTGTATCTTCGTTAGTTCCTGAACCCTGTGCAGTGCTTACATTGGCATCAGTGATGATTGGCAAACCAAACATTTCATATCCACTGTTGCCATACGCTGCACCAGAACCTGCGCCAACACCATTCATGCTGCGTGGCACTGGTACTACCAATGGGCGATTGGTGGTGTCCAATGCTGCCATGATGAATGCCAAACGGCGTGGGTGCATCACAATTGCGTTGGGCTGACCAAAGTATGTGGTTTGAACTTTCTGTACTGCGTCAAGCATTTTTGGATATAGTTCCCCAACTGTGGGTGAAGCGTCAGTGTAAGTAACTGATTGTCCTGCTGATGAAAGAAGTTCAGCAACTACTTGTGCATCAAGCGTTGTGTTCCAGCCAAACAGAAGGTCATTCATTACAAGATCAGAAACACCTGTGCCACGCTCTAGGGCTTGGCGTGAAACTACTTGCTGACCTGCAATGGTCTTGATATCAATATCAAGTTTTGTATCATCCATGTTGGTTTCAGATACTGT